CGCCTGCTGAGTCTTGCTGACAGATAAATAACTGATGAGGATCATCAGCTACAAATGCTATCGCATCAGATGCAGCCGTTCCGTTAGGGAACGTATTGTTAAATCTAGGCTTAGATGTACTTGGGTCTGTATAAAAACATCCCATAAATACTCCTCTTATTGCGTCGCCTGCTGTTGCTACAACGACAGTGCCGTCGTTAGCTTGCTTAACTGGATCACCAGTAAATATGCCACTTGCTCCGCTTGCAATAGAGTATTTAGTAGTACCAGTTGTTCCGCCAGGAGCAGAACCAACTTTTGCTATTGGTCTTAAACCAAATGCTTGGTCTATGTTAGCCATAGTAGTCTCCTAAATTATTTTAGAGACAATAATCTTACTAATTAAGACTTTTTGCCCCCAAATGTTACTCTGCTTTGCCTGTCTTGTGAGATAGGCATTGCGGGGTGCTCGTCTTTGTGTAGATCTTCTTCTATCGCTTTTGTCTTATCGTTTGTAAGATTACGAAAATATTCATCTCGATCCTCTTTTACTTCGATAGGACATCTCATTAGTAGAAGTCCACCCGTACCAATAACGCCTTTGTATTTACCATCCTCAATGTGAGGTAAATCCATTCTGTCAGGATACTCATCAGCTCTTACAAGCTCATATCCACTTCGTAATCTACCGATGACATTTTTTTCATCCTGTTGACCACGATATTCAGCTCGTACCCACCTGTGGTGATAACCCTCTGGTGGTTCCGGTGCGTCAAGGTTTGATGGAGGAACCCATCCCCTCTTGCGAGTCACCTTTTCACGGGTTTCTAATTTGCGTGATAGATTTTTAATTCCTTTAGTAGTCATTTACGCCTCCTTCACGTGTTTTGCGTATTCTTCAAGTGGCACACCAAGTTTTTTTGCAATGGCTACCTGTGAAGGTGTGAGTCTCACAGTGCGACGTCCCGATTTTGTAGATCTATTTGCAGACGCAACCGGAGGGACGACTTGTCGGGTGGTCTTGTTTGTATCCCCAAATTTATGAGGAAACTCTTTTCTCATTTGATTGTCAAGTTCATTATAGTATTCTTCTGATTTAGGATCAAGAGCTTCTTGTTCTACTAATCTTTTATGAATACCAAAAGCTGCATAAGTCATTACCTCATCCTTACCAAACCATTCATTATCTTCAGCCCACTGTTCAGCTCTGGGATCTGGTTTTTGATAGGCAGGTTTTTCAGGCTCTTTTGGAGTGTCCACAACCTCCTCTTTTTGTGACAGTAATTTTTCTGCTTCTTTTAATCTTTGTTGATCAATAGCAATCTGAGCTAATTGTTCTTGAGCTTTTACCACAGCATCATTATCTTTAGCTAGTAAGGCTCTTTTCAAATTATCTTTTATTACTTCTGACTGAGTATTAACTCTTTCTTTAAATTCAGCAGTATAACCTGAATCTAATTCTTTTGTTTTTGCCTCAAGATTTTCGTTTTGTTTTTTTACTTTTTCTGCGTACTCTAGAGCTGCAGCCTCTCTTCTTTCAGCCTCACGCATCTTTTTAGTTAATTTATCAATACGTTTTTTTACTGATTCTGAGTAATCATCTAGTTCATCATTTTTTGTAGTCTGTTTAGATTGTTCCTCAACGACAACTTCAGGCTCTTTAGTTTGAATTTTTTCTTGAGATTCATCTTTTGAATCTTTAATTTCAACATCAACAGGATCACCAGAGGTGTCTATAGGCACCATTTTCTCCTGCTCACTTTGTACTTGTTGCATAGACTTCTCCATGTTTATAAAATATTAGCTGGCAAAATATCTCTAGGATCATCAACGACAGCCAGTATTTCATCATCGTTAATAATTCTTAACTCACCACCATCTATTTTTATTCTAGATCCTGCGTAACGAGTTATTAATACCCAATCGTCCTTTTTACACCAAGGACCATCAGGAAATCTGTTTTTATCTTTATATGCACTAGGGCCAACTTTTAACACTTTGCAAATATTAGTTGTAATTTGTGATTCCTGTATAGTTTCATCTGTTAAATGTATTCCACCTTTTGTTTTACCCTCTAATTTCAATGGAAATAAAACTATTCTGTACCCCGTTGGCGTAGGTACCTTTTCTAATTCATTCTTCTTTTTTTCAGCCGTTGCACCATCCCATACATGCTTTGGCATAAGTATTTTAGTCATCATCTAGCTCCGTTTTTCTAAGCAGGTCCGTGAGTTCCTGTTCCTCTTGTTTTAATGCTGCTAATTTTCCAGTTAGATATTTATAATCTGCCCAATCTTTAGCCAGTCCATTTAGTATAGACTCTTCTACTTGCTTTTGTCTACTAATTAATTCTTTTTTATAAAAAGTAAAAAAATTTTCTAGGCGCATCATTCTCCTTTTTTAGCTAAATTTATAGTTGAGGTGTTAATTATATTAAAAGCCAAAGTATATCTAGGGTTTTTGCTTTGATGAGGATTAGTCATGTGAAGCATGTTGCCAGGCCAAAAATACAGAGTATTTGAGATATAAAAACTAGAAACATTCATATCAGGAAAAATTAACTCTGATGCATTTTCATCACATTGTATACAAAAACACCCACTCCATGTATTGCCTAAATGAGAATGTAATGCTGTTTCTTGATTCTCTTCGTGTTTCATGGCCCAAGATTCTACAATAGCATTCGTAGAAATTTTCTTATGAGGAGTTCTAAGACAAATGCAAATTTTCAACAAACTTAAAACAGTGCTATGGTATTCATTGTAAAGGTCATCATACAGTAATTTATCATAACTAGTCATATTTGCTTTTACATTGGTTGTTTGATTTAAAGTATCTTTTAGAGTTAACTCCTTAGTTCTTTGTAAAATTTTTTGTAAATACTCTAATGAAAATACGTTTTTAAAAGTATAAATTGCATGATAACCTAGATGAGTATTTTGTACTATTTCTGTGTCAAATTTTAACCTTGTGAACATTGTTTCATCAATTCAGCTAATTTTTTGCAGCGATTCGGTGTTTGTTTATTCCATTTGGAGTCAAGCATCTCATAACTTGCGCCAACAAAATTAGCTTCTTGTAAGCATTTCCACATGTTACGAAAATTTTTTACCCCATACTGTCCCAGCTGAAAACACATCTCCGCTAACACATGTTGAGCTGTTTCTGGTAAATCATCAATATTGTTTTGAGTCATTAATTGTTTAGCTTGAGCAATTGCTCTACTTAAATCTTTGTCAAATACTGATTGTAATTCTTCTTCAGTATATTCTTTATCTGGAACAAAATTGTCACCTACAACAACTTTGTGGCCCCAGCCAATAGTATCGAAACCCTCTGTATCTTGATAGATTTTATTTCTAAAACCCTCACTTAATTTTACTGATTTAGATAATTCTTCGTAGCTCATTTGTCCTCCTTAAACCACTGCGGTAACCCTAAAAAAGGTCTGCCATCATATTTGTTAGTATCGTTAAATTTGCCATTTTTCTCATTATAATGCAAAAAAACTTGAGCACAATTGTTACCTGTAAATGGCTCTCTCCAATGCTCAGTCTCGTGACCTTTATAAATTAACATGTCACCTGGATTAAGTAAAATTTCCTGACCATCTAAAAATATTGGCCACATTTCTCCTCCTAAATTCATAGTGCATGATATCTCACAAGATGGTCTATCTTTATGTTTTTTTAATTCGTCGCCTTTTTTATATATTCTAGCGTAAGAATAGGTTTCAATAAGACTAGTTTGAGTTTCTATTTCCATTAACGGTTTAATTTCTTGTAATAAAGTTTCCATAACTAAATCACTATAATGAGAATAAGTGTTAGGAACTTGTGGGTCGTCCCAACTTCCCCACTCCTTTGCAAACGGTGATATGTATTTAGATTCAAAAAAATATAAAGCTACCTTTCTTTTATTTAAAAAATATAGGTAAGTGAAATCAGCTAATTCTTTTGATATTGCTTGTTTAATTAATTTATGTGTTTTCATTTAAATGGCCTCCCTGAACTCCAAACTACTAGAGAATAACGCACACCAGAAGTTACTGGCGTAACTCTGTGAAATAAAAAAGATGGAAATATAATAATTGATCCTTTTGGTCTTATTTCACTACAAACTTGTATATTAGATGGATTCTCACCTTCACCATCCTTAAAATTAAATTCTAAGTCTCCCCCCTCATACTCAGAACCATCCACTAAAGATATGGTCATAGATAACTTTCTAATTAAACCTTTTTTACTTGGTTCAGGAAATTGATCAGCGTGCCAACCATAATGTTGTTTTTTTGATCCATCATACTTTGTAAATTGCGAAGCTTCACGGTAAACCAAATCGAAATTCCATTCAGCCTCTTTATTAGCCAAATGTATATAAGGTTCAATCTCTTTAAATATCCAAGGATCATTCAACCAAACAATATTAGATTTTCTAGTTTTATTTAAATCTTGAACATCAACATTAGAATTATAATCTTGACCAATTGTTGCAATTGTTTCGTTTTTTGTAGATGCATATTTTAAAATTTCATCGCAAAATTTGTTTGACAAGGCTGAGGTATAATAATGAAGATAGTTTTTTAAAATCACTTTTTCTTGAACATGCCTATTGCACTAGATCCCGCCTTTATGCCAAAACTTGCAGATATCGCAATGTACAATAAATTATGATAATACGACGGCAGGTCTTGAAGTGCGAGAAAGCCTTTATGTACGTGATCTTGCAAAGGCGTGAAGACTAAAACGGCTGGAAGTAATAGAACGATAAGAGCCACCTCATCTTTCCAGCTTCCTTTCATTTGGTCAACAGCACTTTGTTCCCAAGCAACTTTGCCAGCTATCTGGTCTTCTTTAAGTTTCTGTGTTGCTTTAATTGTTGTAAGTTTTAATTCTTGTTTTGCTTTTTTTGTTTCTACAAAACCCTTGACGCCATCTGCGACGACGCCAAGTAAGGGCTTTGCTAATAATTGCCAAACCATTTATTTAGATTGCTCCTATAATTATAATTACTATTAATGCTACGATACCAGCTTTAATCCAGTCTTTCATACTCCAGTCTGACCACTCTTTTAAGTGATCCCATAGATCTGATAAAAGTTTCATAGAAACCTCCTTTTTGAAGATATTTGTATACAAAATTTTATGTGAAAACAACATTTACATTTACTCTTATATGACTATTTGTTTGTGAGACACTCCGATGTTTAATGTTTCCGTTAAAAATATACGCTTGATTTGCTATAGATGGCATTTTTGACCCGTCTTCTAATTCTGTATATCCATTATTAGTATTTAAACAGTACAATAAAATTTTATGATCAATAGGCATATCAGTGTGAAAATTGTGCTGATCTTGTCTTCCTGTGTTTGTGTATAAATTAACCTTCATACGGTGAATAAAATTATAATTTAATCTACCTAAAATAGGACTACCAATGTCGTGATAAAATTTTGAAACATAATTAGATTCTTTATTTAATAATATATGACAAAAGAAAAAGAACCCATCTTTTAAGTGTATAACACCTGGTTGATAGTTGTAAGATAAAGGTTCTGGATCTCCAGATAAAAATTCCTCACAAGTTTTTTTGTGAAGCAGTGCGTGAAGTTCTGGATGTAAAAAATTTGGTATTGTTTCAACCAACTATTTTACGCCAGTAAACTTTACTTTTTTAATTTGCATGTTACTAGTCTGTCCTTTTGGTCCAGCACCTTTATTTTTTTTAACAACAAATGGTGCGTAAGTTACCGCTGCATCAGATGCAACAATAGTATTTGGAAAAGGATTCTTACTAGGAACCTCAGTCATTTTTGCATTTTTAAATTTCATTAAAATCCTCTCTTTGCTATACCCATACCTTTTATGGTTATTCTTCGTTTTATACCAGTTTTTTTATTTACTGAACCACCTTTTTTGTATTTTTTTGCAAGTTCAGGGTCCATCTTTTGTTGAACAGCTTCAGGTAACTTTGAAAAACCTTTGTATTCAGCAGGCACGCCACCCTCTTTCATAGATATTACAGATCCACCATTTTTTTGTTTCATTACCTCTTCAAATACTCCATCTGCATTTTTCATGAATAATTTATCTCCAATAGTAATTGTTTCTCTTTCTAAAGTAATATTACCTTTACCAGCTTTACCCGGATTTACAGTGGGTTTTGGAGGTTTATCCATTTTACCCTGTTTAAATTTGTTAGCTATTTCTTGTTCAATTAAACCTGCTCTTTTATCGATACCAATGTCTTCAGTTACTCTTGCAATGGACTCTAAAAGAGCTTTTCTTGACAGCCCACTCTCTACAGCTTCATTAATCATCTTCATTTCAGCTTTTGTTAAAGTATTTTTTGATTTATTTTCGTCAGACATGATTAATGTATAGTTGGTTTTAGCAAGTTTTTCAAGTCTTTGACGTTATGATCTAAAATTTCTTGAAATTGTTTGAAGTTTAAGTTGTTTTCATACAAAACTTTGGCTGCTCCCATCATTGCACCAGCTAATAACACATTTTCATCGCTGTTTTTTGAAAATTTATGTGCAAAATCCATTAAATTATCAAAATAAAAAGCTAATTTTTCTTCTGCTTCAGTCATAGTAGTTATATTAGACTGATATTTCACTTTTACAACTTACTTTTTAGTTTTTTTGGATATGCCTGCTCTATTTAAAGCTATTGCAATTGCTTGTTTGCGTGATTTTACTTTCTTTTTTGATTTTCCAATGTTTAATTTTTTATCTTTAAACTCTTTCATTACTTTGCTTACCTTTTTTTCGGCTACACCACCCTTTTTAAGACCTTGTGCTTTTAATTTTGCTGTTGCAGCAGCTAAACCACCACCTTTAAAACCTTTCAATGACTGAAAAGTCGGAATTCTTGTTCCTGCACGCAAAAGTTTTTGTATATCTTTTGGATCTATTCTTGCTCTATTAGCTTTAAGCTGTCTTCTTAGTTTTCTTATCTCTGCCGGTGTAAATTTTACCATGATTAGTTACCCCTTTGTTTTGATAAATTAACGTTTGCTCTTAATTGAGATATATCTTCATTAGATTGTATTTTTTCTCTTTGTATTTTTTCTTGCTCTTCAGTTTTTTCTTGATCAAATTTTAATCTTTCTTGATCATTCATAGCTCGTCTGTTTATTTCAGCTTCTTGTAAATCTAAATCACGTTTTTTAAGCTCAAGAAGTGGATCAGTTTGATTACCTTCCAAGTATTCTTGTTCCTCTGCTACCATGTCCTCTGTTCTTTTTGCTACAAGTTCAGCTATTTCTTTTTCATTTTGCATTTTAAATTGTTGTAAAAGTTCTGGAGGTAATTGTCCTCCAAACTTCATAGCTTGTTCTTCAATTAATGGTGCATTTTTTTGTTCTATTTCTTCTCTTGCTTGTTGTGAAATATGTTCTGACACGTGAGCCTGTAATATAATTAATATTTGCGGATTATTTTTTACAAGGAACGATGACATAAATGCACGATGTGCATTAATATGTTGTTGATGATCTTGACCAGGAAAGACTTGAAAAGGTAACTGTTTTAAAGCTGCAGAGTTCTCGGCTCCTGGATCTTTTGGCGCTGGCGGTTGAGGTGGCGGTAATATTGCATCAATACCATCTACCCCTAATGCCATGTACATTCTTTTGTATGCCTCATACAAGCTGTGTATTTCTGGTTTTGATTGAGCTAATTGTAATTGAGTTTGAGCCAAAGATATTCTTTGTGTCATTGAAAATATATTAGGATCACTTACAGGTATTACATCTACACGATCATCAAAATCTAAAACTTTTATTTGTCGGTCTCCACCACGAACTGAGTATGGATAACTAGGTGGCAAGTATTCTGAAAATACTCTAGCTAATATTTTAAACTCGATATGTTGTGCGTAATGCAATCTTTTGTGAATACTAGACATGACCCGTGAGCCACGTTCCAATAATGCCATAGTTGTGCCAACAGGATTGGCTTGTGAACCATCACCAATTTTTTGATCAGCAATAGAAGCGAACTCTCTACCACTTTGAACGACAAATCCTAATAGTTGAAATAATGTATTATCAGGCCCCTTGTAAGGCAGTGGCATTAAGCCTTCACGAATGCTACCGCCTGGAGCGTCTACGTCTCTAAATTCTCCTGGCTGTATTGGTGAATCATCATCCCTGATTCTAAGACCACGTGCCTTGAATCCTGCAGGTAAATTTGACAAGGTTCCCGCATCAATAAGCTGACGGAGCGCACTGGTAGCCGTTCTTGATAAACCACCAAGCATATGGATAAGACCAAACCCGTAAAAGCCAAGACCAGGCAAAAACTTAAAGTGAACAAAAAACGAAACCTTTTCTTTTTTTGAATCGTTGGGTTTATAGTTTCTGTATATTGATAAAACTTCTCTTGAGTTTTCATCAATAGTAATAATGTATGGTAATTTAATTCCAGTTGATTCTCCGTTAATATCTCTATCTTCGAAACCTTCGATATCACATTCAGCATGAAACTCTATTAGATTAAACTCATAATCATCTTCTGATTTTTGCACACCCTCAAGTTTATCCATTTTGTCCTGAACAGGATCTTCATCACTTTGTCCAGGTGATAAATCTATATCTCTGTAAAATCCTGATACTTGTTTTTTACGCAAATCGTTTTCAGACATTTTAAGAACATGTGCAATACGTTCTGCAGTCATAAGATCTGAAGCGTTGTAAGGAACTACTAAATCTTCTGATGGAATAAATTTTGATACTGCTCTGCCCAAACTTGCATCATAGTAAACTTTTTTGAATGCAGATCCTGCAAGAGGTAAATGAAATAATAGCTGATCCATCTCGGGATCATACTCTTGCATAACATTTGTTATTTGATAGTTCATAAAATCTTTGACACGCTCTGCTTGTGCTTCTTTATCCGTGGTTATTTCACCAACAATATTTACATCTACAGGACCTTTTGCAGGTAACATTTCTCTATATGCATGAGCTTGAAACTGAGTCACTGACTCTGCAAGTAATGGATGTGTTACACCACTTGCACCTTGAAATGGTTGAGATCTTTCATCATACTTAAAACCAAGTAAATCTAAACCTTTTGCAAATCCTTGCTCCCAATCTTTTCTAGAAGATTTATCATCTTCAAACTCACCAAGAAGTTTACTTGAAATCCTTTGTAACTCATCTTTCGACACCACCTCGGCTAGATTAGCAAAAAAATCTGTGGTCGGTTGTTCTGGTGTAGGGTTTAAAATCGCACCACCATCTTCTGTCATCACCACATCTGGCGTTATATTTTCTACTGTTTCTACATCAACAGCCTCTGCATCTATAGGTGCATTGTTAGCTTCTATTCTTTTTTCTACAACCATACTATTTACTCTCTACTCCTTAAAACATTTAAAAGTGGATTTTCTTTTTTTAGCATCTTTTCTACATTACCGCCATCTTTAAAAACTTGTGGTTCACCCTGAATACCAAAAAACGAAGCTAGTGAAGGATCATTAGCTATTACACTTTGAAACTCTGGGCTCTCCATCATATCCATTCCTATGCTCTCTCCGAGAAAAGTTGCAGGACCACCCATAAACAATCTTCCAGTTTTAACAGCATCGGCTATACCCTTTAAAATTTTCTTTGCTTGCTCTGGTGAATTCTTATACATTTTATCCACCTGAGACAAAACTAAATCTAAATTGAATTGCTGTGCTTTGTTTAAAGTGTTTTTTCCTATTTCTTTTATTTTTGAATATATTTTTGATTGTGTTTTAGGTTTGTCAACACCCGTAGCTGTGCCTTTTGCTTCAAATACAAAATCAAAATTTTTATCTAAATATTTATTTTCAAAAGCTTTTGTGATTACAGGCAAACCATTCTTGCCTATACGAATAGCATTTTTATATCTTGGTTTTACAATAAACTTTTTGCCTTTTTTAGTGACGCCTTTTTCTAAAATATCTTTTCTCATTTGTTCTGCATAGCCAGCTAGATATCCAGAACTTTTAATTAAATCTAATTGAGGCTTAGTTAATCCTTTTAGAGCTGTGTTTCGATATTTTTTCATCGCTTTATTAAAACCATCAAAATCATCTACAAAATCATTTACGTCGGGCACGTTTGCTATTTTTTTAATCTGTGCTGTCTTGATTCCAGAGTCTTTAAATACTTCAAACAGATCAGGGCCCATAGCACGCTTAACATCTGAACCTGCAAGTATGTTTGATATTTTAGAAGTTTCTCTTTCTACTCTAGTGCCTGGTGGCTCGTTTAATGTATCTATAACATCTGTCAAAGCAGCAGTTGATGATGCAAGTTTTGGTTTACTTTTTAATTTTTCAATCATCTGACCAAGCAAGGGATCACCGCCTTTTTCTAATTTGATAATACCACCATCTGCTTTTTTTATTTTAGGCGTAGGAAACATTTGTTCCTCTATTTCCTTGAACCGTGGTTCGTCAATCTTGCCTAAACGTAATTGTTCCTTTGCAACTTCCATCGCTAATTTTCTCAAAATTGATTCCAGACCTACCGGTTGACCATATCTATCATCATTACTCATTAATAATATTCCCTCATATAGTGCGTGTCACGTGGTTCATCTTCAAAGTCACTAGGTAAATTAACAAAGTTACCTTGTCGAAAGCGCAACACAGCTTGTGTCATGCTATCCACTAAATCATCATGATCACCATAAGGGAAAGCTGCACATTCTTCAATCATTTCTTCTGCCCACCTTCTATCTGGAATATACACTTTTCCAGCTTCAAAGATTGGTGCAACGGAGTTGACACGAACGTGCTTATCGTTTCCTTTACTTGGTGTAAAATTTAGCACAGGGACTCCTATCTGACGAAGTTCATGAGTTAGGGGGGTGCCACTTGCTTTTTGCTCGACAATAACACTTTCTGGCTCCCAATATTTATACTGCTCTAATGCAATTTTTTTTAATTCTGGGAAATCCCACCTCCCTTTTTCTACATCAACTAAAATTAGGTGTGGACCCTTGTTCGGTGGATAGAAAACTCCCCACGTGGTGATTGCAGAAAAATCGGCTGTTTCTTTTTTACTGAAAGCTGTATCATAACTTTGTATAACATGAACAAGATCTGGGATATCATCTTCCTCCCACTTCTTCCACCATTCACGTTTGATTATACTACCTTCTTCTGATGTAGGATTCTGTTGCCATTGTGCTTGCCACTTTGCTTCAGATAAAGAAGCCTTAACACTTTCTAATTCTTCTAGTTTCCAATAGTTTGGCCATACTGGTTTTTCACTTGGTAAGATTGCAGGAAACTCTATCACTTCCCATTGATCCGCTTTTGGTTCCGTTTGTGCTTTTAGCAGTTGACCTGTTAAATCTTTTGTTGACCATCTTGTCATGACAATGACAATTGAACCACCAGGTTGTAAACGTTGACGGGGACCAGAAGTATACCACTCGTATGCTGAATCAAGAGCCGTGTCACTTAAAGCATCTTGCTCGGAATGTGGATCATCTATAATTAATAAATCTGCACCACGCCCGGTTATCGCACCACCGATCCCTGCTGCATAATACTCTCCACCTTTATTTGTTTCCCATCTTCCTGCAGCTTTGGAATCCGCTGCTATTTTACATTCATCAAAGATCTGAGCAAACTCATTAGTGTCAACAAGATTTTTCATCTTACGACCAAACCTTACTGCTAATTCTCCTGTGTGTGTAGTTTGTATCACTTTCAATTTTGGATTTTTACCTACCATCCAAGCAGGAAACAAATATGATGCAAATTCTGATTTAGTGTGTCGGGGTGGCATATTAACGATTAATCTTTTAATCTTTCCGTTTGCAATATCTTCAAATTTCTTTGCTATCTTTCTATGATGATCTCCCTCAATAAATTCTGGCCAAACATGTTTGACAAAGGGTATGAATCTTTTTTCTGCTAAATTTAACTTTCTTAAGTGTTCCTTAATTAAATCTTCTTGAAGCTGAACTTCCGTTTTGTTTATCATAGTGTTCTATGTATCAAACTGGGGGCGCAGTGTAAATTATTTTGCGTGCCTGGTTTTAGGGGGGTCCGGTAGCTGTGGAAGTGATTATTTTTTATTTGATTTGGTTTTAAGTACCTAGGGCCACGGATCATGGCCCTAGAAAAATATTAATTTATTCGTTTAAAATGTAAAACGGACTGCTTGGATTTTGTGCCTCGCTTTCTGCTTCCAATGGATCACCAGCTGGTAGTTTACCGGTATTAGCAAAAGTTCTAAAATCTTTAATTAATCCAATTTGAGTTTGTGCGTACTCTTCTGCAATATCTAAAAGTGCATTTCCTAACTTTGTTTTTTGGAAATATCTTAAATTGCTAAAGTCTCTAGAACCAACGAGTCTATTAATAGTTGCCATCGATTTAGCTAAACTTTCTAATCTATCGAACTCAAAAGAGTGCTGTTTAATTTTATTTTTTAATGATTTAGTTAGTGCCATTTGATTATCCTTTCTTTTAATTATTATTATAATTATCAAATTTTTTATTATAAAGAAATAAAAAACCCTCAAAAAGAACGAGAAAAACGACCATAACCCCAAAATAGAACGCATAAAAAAAGCGGTTAAAAAACCGCTTTTTTAATTAATATAAAAAGATAATTTATTTTTTCTTGTCGTATACTTTTTTAATTTTAATAATAAAATCTTGAATGGTCATCGTTGGATTTTCTTTTGCTTCTTCTCCTAATCCATCAATAATGATAGATGCTTGTTTTAAAATATCGTTAGCACCTTGAACGCCCTCAATATCTGCTTTAGGATTTTGAAAAACCATCTTAGCCATGTTAAGTGCTGCCCACCAACTTGGAACAATGCTAATTCTTCTTGTTGTTCCTGTTTGTTCTGTTTTTATTTTTGTCATTGTTTTATCCTTTCTATTAATATGGGATTAATCTTATATTATCATAAATGAAAAAACAAATATGAACATAATAAATATTAAAATATACATTGTTTCTTTTTGTCTTTTATTCATTGTTTTTTCTAGCTCCACCATTTCTTATAAAATCTAATAAAATTGAAACTT